ACAACCCATTCATAAAGATCGTCAATAGGTATTTCTAAATGATGTGCGATGGTTTTTGCCGTTCCTAATGACATGGCTTTGACGTTGGTGGCGTAATGGGATATCTGCTGCTTGGACATGCCAATACGATCGGCAAATTCCTGGGGAGTGATTCGTCTTTCGCGAAGAATAGCGTGGAGTCGGCATTTTCCTGGACGGAAAGCCATGACTCATCCCCAATAAAATTTTATTTAAAATTATCGAACACACGTTCCATTTTTGAGAAACGATTGATATAATGAAATTCCAAAATTCATTTTAGAGGGTGTGTAAATGAACGGTGAACTCCAGCGTTTTTTGGAAGATCATACTTCTGAACAATTGCTTAAACTAATCGAAGTGTTGCAAAGAAAGAATGACAAGGAGTTGGATAAATTAATAAAATGGTTGAGATTATTCATCTAAAGCCCTTATCATGTCATCAATGATTTTTCTCTTTGCTTGCGGCAAGCGAGTATATATATCCATTACACCGTTCTTCGCTTGATCATTGGTGATTTTCTTTCTCAGATCAGGGTTGTCCAAATATCCAGCCAACTCCATCAATGTATCATAAGGAACTTTTAAACCTTTGGATAATTTTTCCAAAGTATCAGGTTTTGGGACACCCCTCTTTCCTGTTTCAATTTTTGAAATTAGTGCAGAACTCACTCCGGAATACATAGCCAATTGATTAACGGATAACCCCCTTGTTTCCCTCAATTCTCTCAAAACTTTTCCGAAGTCAGACACCTGTTACACCTCCTAGAAACAGTTTACAAATGTCATTAACAAAAATAAATACTCATAAAAAATAAGTGTTGACATTTGTATCTGGGCGAGTTATGATGTGTACATAAGTCAACGACATAAGTACATGAAAGCGAGGTGAAGATTTTATGCAACAAGCGAAAATCGTGATAAATAAAGACTATATTTTGCGCGAAATGAAACGCCGCGATATTAAGTCCATCAACGAATTAGCGCGCGAAATCGGCATTTCTAGGTCGATGCTAAATCTCATTATGAGAAACAAAAGAAACCCCGGGCCCAAAGTCATTACTACAATGTTGGCTTATTTTAATGTAAATTTCGAAAAAATTTTTACCGAGGTATTGACAAAAGTACACGATTCCGCATAAAAATTTCAAACTTGTTGCGGGCATTCAAACGTACCACACACCACCGCAGAACACCATGAAAAACCCATGAGAATTTCATGAGAAAGGAGGAATAGCATGAACTCGCTGGAGGATCTGCCGGAAAGGCTGCGGAAAATCCCCGGCATCCAACTTTACACGCCGGGGCAGAAAATTCACGTCAAGCTGACGGAAACGCAAATGCTGATGTTGGAACCGATTGCGTTGAAAATCTTGGATTGGCAAGAGAATGAGGAGAAAAAGGAGCCCGCCCTAGGCGCGGGCTAATGGGGAAAATCGGGGAATAACTTACTGAACCCATCATACCTCGAAAGTGATTCACATGATAGAGAGTCCATTGTGAAAGATGAGGTGATAACGAAATGTTGCGGTCAAAGCTTTTCGGTCAACTATTACATATCTGTCGCGAACTGAGCGAACAACCACAACAAGAACTTGCGCACAAACTCAACGTTGACCGCACACTGATATCCAAAATTGAGAACGGCAAAGCCTCCGTAGGAATTGAACTCTTGGCAAATTGGATTGACGCTACGTATGAAGGATGGAAGACGATTCTAACGGATAAGCAAATGCTGGATCAGATTCGGAACATGATCGGCCGGCCGCCGAGGATGGCGATTTAGATGAAGTTGTTCATCGTAACAATCATCGTCTTAACCTACATCGGCATCATCGCGGCAATCATCCGAAACACCTTTACCAAGAAGAAAGGAGAAGATCATGAACACCTTTAAGCAAGAGGTTGAAAATCCTATGGTTCTGCCGGTTGTCCAGCATCGTTATGTCGAACCGACCCGCGTAGTGGAAGAAACCTGCAGCGAATGCATAGCCAAGGCGAGGGTGAAGGTTCACGGTGTCTGTTATTGCTGGGACTGCGCAGAAGTGGAAGGGGTGGAGAAGGTATGAAGCCGGATGCGAAAGCTCGAGCATTTGCAAAGCGCAACGGCTATAAAGTCCGGCTCATTCCGCACAGCCAGAAGCATCCGAACGGATATGTACGAATCAATACGCCGGACGGAAGGGAATTGAAAGCAACAGGCTGGATGGATGCTCACAAAGTAATGTACTTCGATCATATCACCAGAAGGAGGTAAACGGCTTGAGCGCTTACGAACTGCAACAAGCAAAACGAGAAATCGGAATGCTGCGGGATCTACAAAGGCATGTGCTAGACGTATCGAAGCGGATTCTGATTCAGCAGAAAATTAACCGGTTGGAATCGGAAATTAAGCAGGAAAAGGAAAAGAACCGCTCGGCAAAGCGGTCCTCATTGAGAAGTCGTCTAAGAAATCTCGTCATGTCCATTATAACTCAAAACTGAAATTGATTCTATATGGAAGGAGGTGAAAATCCAATGAATTTCGATCTTTCCAGCTTGGGAAACGGCGCGGTAGCAGAACGCTTTGGCATTGAAATGCAAAAAGCGATTGCGAACTTGATGGACCCGAACACGGATCCAAAGAAAGCCCGCACCGTGACACTGAAATTGACGATGAAAGGCGACGAAAACCGGGATATTGCGATTACACAGATTGAGACAAAATCCGCATTAGCCCCGGCGAAGAACATCGAAACCAAAATCGTCATGGATTATGACAGTCAAGGCCGTCCGATAGGCGCTGAACTCAAATCCGGCACCAAGAATCAGACCTACATAGACAATGACGGCGATGTAGCAGACGATCGCGGCAACAAAATCACCGATTTGCAAAGAAGGAGAGAAGCTGCCAAATGATCAAAGAAGCTTTGCAGTACATTGTCGGGCTCGGCAATACTCGGATTGAAAAAGACGGAGAGCGTCTGTTTTCGACCCAGCCGCTACATGCGATTGACGCCGCCATTCCGGACGCCATTAACGTTCGCAGTTTGTCGGGGTTGGTGGAGTACCTAAAGTCTCATTTCGACGGCACATTGAACCTCATGGTTCATGTAGTAAGCCCAACAGAAGTAAATGCCTTTACTACATTTAACCGCGATTACGACCGGGGAACCTTGATTGTGGCAAAAGCGATGTTGCCGAGTATTTCGTTCGGAAGCTTTAGCGATGTGGAATCATTCAATATCCTCTTACAATCCTGCTTTGTCAGAAATGAAGACCGGGATATCATGTTGCAAGTTGTTGGCAACATCAAAGAAGAAGCGGTCAACAACATCGGGGATGACGGGGTTTCACAATCGGTTGTAGCAAAAACAGGAGTTGCCACCGTCGCGCCTGTGAAAGTGCCAAATCCGGTATACCTGAAACCGTATCGGACATTCGTTGGAGTGGAGCAGCCTGAATCGGCCTTTGTCTTCCGGATGCAGTCCGGACCGAAATGCGCATTGTTCGAAGCGGATGGCGGCTCGTGGAAACTGGAAGCAATGCAAAGGGTTAAGGGTTACTTGATTGACTCTTTGGAGGATGAAATCAAAGCAGGGAATGTTGTTATTATTGCTTAACAAAGAAAAACGGCCCTCTCACACAGGGCCGTCCACACATCTTATATACGTCTGATTGTAGCACAGATTGGACGTTGTGTGAAGGGAGTTTTACCAATGCTTAGAAAGCCCACCGAAGAAGAAGCCGCCGAATACCGGGAAGAAGCAGCTCGCATCCGTTACGAACGCGAACAAGCACGGAAACGGGTAGCATGGCATCCACATGACCCGGATTATATCGCACCGGAAGATGACGATGAACATCACGATTGAAGGGGAAGCGTACCGCGTGATCATGAACGATCAACACATCCTCTCTGCGGTACGCCCCGAAGGGGAACGGAAAGTTGTTGTGCTGAACTGGAACAAAGTAACCGGCGAAATCAAGCGCCGACCGAGAATATGTGAATGGCTCAATAAAAAGTTGAAGGAGGTAAACGGATGAAACCGGGAATGTACGATATCAACGAAGCGGTACGGTTGGCTGATGAGTTACGCAATAAAGCCTTGGACGTGCAAGCGTACCTTTCGGAGATTCTGGACACGGACGCGCAGAAGGCGGCGATTGGATACATGATTATGGCGGCTGAGCAAGTGGCGCTGCCGACCAGGACGATTGAGAAACTGATCGAGGGCATGAATCGGCAGATGGCCGAACAGTTGGAGTCGGATGCGCTGGAAGCTTATGCACGGTATGAGGACGAAGCGGAAGTCGAGTTGGCGGCAGCGGATAATCAACGGGAATTTGTTTTCGAACATAACTAAGTCATCGAACGGGGGAATGGCTATGCAAGCGTTAAGGCTGGTTAAAACCAACGAACTGAGCCGGGACGAATGGCTTGAGTGGAGACGCAAGGGCATCGGTGGTTCCGATGTCTCCGCTATTTGCAATATGAACCGTTACCGCTCTCCGATGGCTGTATATCTGGATAAAATCGGGGAACTGCCGCCGATCGAGGAAAACGAGTCGATGTATTGGGGCAATCGGTTGGAAGATATCGTTGCAGACGAATTTTCCCGGCGCGCTGAATTGAAAGTCCGGCGAGACAATAAAATCCTCCAGCACCCTACATATCCCTTCATGTTAGCAAACATCGACCGCTGGGTGATCGGAACAAACTCCGGGTTGGAATGCAAAACCGCGAATGAATACGCAAAAGATGATTGGAACGGCGAACAGGTGCCGAAGGAATATGCCCTCCAGTGTCATCATTATATGGCCGTTACCGGGGCCGACAGATGGTATGTGAGTGTCCTCATCGGCGGCAACAAGTTCGAATGGCGGGTGATAGAGCGGGATGAGGAAATCATTGAAAGCTTGATCGAAGTAGAGTCGAACTTCTGGAACAATCATGTGCTGAAAAAGGTTCCTCCAGCCTTCTCCGCGCACGATGACGGGTTGCTGAGGGAAATGTACCCGCAATCCCGAGACGCCGAGAAAATCGATTTAACGGACTTTCCGGATAAGGTTAGCCGGTTGCTCCGGGCACGGAATGAACTGGAAGATGCAAAATTCGAATTTGAAGACAGCCGGGCCGTGGTGATGGGGCTCATGGGTGAAGCGGAATTGGGTTACTTCAACGAGAAACTGCTGTTCACCTGGAAGTCGAATAGTCGTAGCCGACCCTTCAAATTTGTGGGAGGTAAAGATTGATGACTCGAAAACCTACCGATCAATCGGACATCAAAAACCAATTGGCAGAACGAAATAAAAGCAAAGCGGAAAACTTCAATGCCGTGATTAAAAAGGAATTGGCCGATAATTTCGCAGCGATTAAATCCATCGTACCAAAACATATGACCCCGGAACGACTGGCGCGGATTACCTTGACCGCAATCAGCCGCACGCCGAAACTCGCAGATTGTACCCCCGCCTCCATTGTGGGGGCGGTCATGAACTGTGCAACCCTTGGACTTGAACCTAATCTAATCGGCCACGCTTACCTTGTACCTTTCTATAACGGTAAAGCTGGTGTGATGGAATGTCAGTTTCAAATCGGTTACAAGGGGCAGATCGACTTGATACGACGAACCGGTGATGTATCGAAGATTTACGCGGAGACGGTATACGAGAACGATTTGTTTGTGTATCTCAAGGGCGAGGACAAACGGTTGATTCACGTTCCCTTCGATATGCTGCATCTGCTGGAAAACTTCCTGCCGGATAAAGACGGCGGCTTCTTGGATATCATGATTGCCGAAGCGGTGCGGGACATTAGAAAACGTAATCCTAAAGATCAGGGGAAGTCGGTTCGTTACTACTCTGCATATCGCTTGAAAGACGGTTCCTTCGACTTTGTAACTATGACCAAACAGCAATGCTTGATTCATGCGGAGACGTTCTCCAAATCGAAATACAATGGAAATTTTGTCGGTCCTTGGCTGGATCATTTTGACGCGATGTGTAAGAAAACCTGTATCAAGGAAATGGCGAAGTACATGCCGATCAGCATTGAAATTCAGGAGAAGTTGACCACGGATGAAGCGGTGCTGAAGCTTCGAAAGGATAACGGCATCGAATCCGACAGCATCTTCGATGCGGAGTATAAGGTTGTCGAGGATGAGCCGGAAATCACGGAAGAAGCACCTGCGGCAGAGTCAGGAAATGACCCTGTAAATGATATACTCACTAGCTTCGAAGAAGCAGAAAAGGCGGGAAGGGTATGACACCTTCCCTTCCTTACACCAAAGAGCAACAACTACATAAGAAGCGCTGGAAGCCCACTCAGAAGCAAAAAGGCGATATCAGCACAAAGGTAGACCGGGAACTAAAAGAGCGTTCAAACGGCGTGTGTGAGCTACATTTGAAGTGTAATGGCGCAAAGGCAACAGAAAGGGCACACACGATGGGAAGACGGATTATCCCGCATAAAACGACAGTGAATGATTTATTCCATGTTTGTACCGAATGCCATGTCTGGTTCGATCAGACTGTCGAGGGCATTCGGTTTCGCCGTCAAGTTCGAGAAATTGGGACAAGCGCATACTTGAAAGATAGATAGATTGATAGGAGGTGAGTTGATTTCATGAATTACATAAAAGAGTTGAATGCATTCCGTGGTTGGCTGATGCTGAATGACTTAGCTACAAGCGAAGTTGCTTTATGGTACACATTGATGGCCGTAAACAACATGGCTGGGTGGCAGGAGTGGTTTACTGTGCCGAACATTACATTGCAGCAGCTCACAAAACTATCAAAACAAGGGCTTGACAATGCTAGAGGCAATCTTAAAACCAAGGGACTTATCGATTATAAAAAAGGAAACAAGAAGCAAGCCGGGAGCTACAAGATACATTCATTGGTCAACTCACTTGACCTATCGCTTGACCAATCCATTGACCAATCGGCATACCAATCCATTGACCAATCACTTGTCCAGAACTTGACCATTATTAAACATAAACCAAACGAAAAAGAAAAAGGTAATAAACCCCCTATATCCCCCAAGGGGGAACGAATACAATTTACCCCACCTTCCCTTGAAGCTGTCATTGCCTATTGCGAAGAACGAGGGAACAATGTCGATGCCGGGAAGTGGCATGACTTCTATTCTTCCAAGGGATGGATGGTTGGTAGAAACAAAATGAAAGATTGGCAGGCAGCGGTGAGAACTTGGGAAAAGGATCAACCATCAGGCACCGGTTATCAGCGAAAAGAAACTTCTTACGAGGTCTTACAACGAATGATAAGGGAGGGTGAAGGGGATGGACAAGCAGGACGTGTTGAAGTTAATCACGATATGTTCGGCTAATTACAAAAATTGGCCGGAGACGGGAAAGGAAACCGCTACGGTTGATTTGTGGACGATGATGCTTAGTGATTTACCACTTGAAACCGCACAAGCGGCAATCAAAACGCACCTGAGCCGGTCCGTCTATCCTCCCACCGTTGCCGATATCCGCGACGCTGCAGCCAAGATCACGCAACCCGCGCAAATCGACGCTATCGAAGCGTGGGGGATGGTGGTGCAAGCCATTCGGAGATATGGCTATTATCGCGAA